ACAACCAAATGATCCAACACAGCGACCCTTTCCTACAAAGGTTCGTAATCTGAAGAAAGGTGACAAGGTAATTACCTCAATGCATGGGGTTGAATTCAAGACCGTTGATACCGTTGAATGTTTAGTTCGGACGCGATGTACCGCAGAAGAAAATGGCGCTTCATATGCAGAATTCTGTATATTTGATAATGGTCTACTTATTACTGAATGGCACCCTGTATTAGTTGGACCCTTTCTGGATGGTACGGCAGTGGCGTTGAAGGAGTGGCGGTTTCCAGCGGATATGAAAAGACCCAAAACCAAAAAGTATTGCGATTATGTGTATGATGTTGTGTTGACTAACCGTAGTTCAACACTAATGGTAAATATGATTCAGGTTGCCACACTGGGACATGGTCTTCGCGGTAAGGTAATCGGTCATGATTATTTTGGTGATAAAATTATAGATGATTTGAAGAATCTTAATGGTTATGATAACGGTTTGGTGACTACAAATGGGTTTAAACGCAATGCAGATGGCGGTCTGATTGATGGTCTTATTGATTAGAGAGTAACTAAGTTTCTAGTTAATTGCATTTAGAATGATATAAAAAAAACAGTAGATAATTAATTATATGGATGACAATATAATTAATTTTTTAAAGAAATGCAATCTAGCTGTTCCTGAAGGGGGACAATTGGAAGGTCATATGATGCCGCGTGATATATTTCTCTCCAAGGAGGTTTATGATAATGTAAAGGACGATATTGTAGAGTTGAGGAAGAAGTATAGTAGCTCTAGTTTAACGTGTTTGCAGAAAACTGCAGAGAAGGATCAAAAATGGCCACTATTAAATCTAGTGAGACAAATTTTACGTGTTCATAATTATATTATGAAGCCTATAAGACGATCAGATGGATACACTAAGGAAGGTAAAAAGAAGTATAAGCGCTTTTTTCAAATAGCAAAAATCAAGAGTGCTGTTACAAACGGCGAAAATCTTTAAATAAACTTGCAAAAGGGTTGTCGCCGTGTTTGCGCTGCCGCCGATGGTGGTGAGGAAAGTCTCCGCCGCCTCCTGTAGGGAAGCCCCCGCCGCCGCCTCCTGTAGGGAAGCCCCCGCCGCCGCCTCCTGTAGGACCATCATCTCCCCCTGTAGGACCGAAGTCACCGCCTCCGCCATCAGGGGCAAAAGGGTCGTCGCCTCCACTGTCGTCTGTCGGATCTGATGGTGGCGCCGCGGTTGGCTGCGTAGGTGTTGATGTTGTCCCACTACTCGTGAAACTTACGCCAGATCCAGCATCTGGCGGTCCTGATGGCGGCGAATAGTAACTACTGCTAGCCACTTTTGGCATATAAGGCAAGTTCCAATATCCTATACCATATAGGTCATCGTCAAAATCACCTGTTCCAGCCAAGTTTGCAGCTAATTCTGGATTTAATATATCACCTTGTCGCATATCAGTTCTCCCCCGTAAATTTTTAGTAGGTTTGCTCTTTTTTACTTTTTTGGACTTGGGATCTTCTTTGGTGGGCTTTTTAACGGGTTTTTTAACAGGTTTTTTAACAGGTTTTTTAACAGGTTTAACGGTAGTTTGCTTTGTTGATTTTACATCACTATGTGTTGGATATGTACATCCGCCAACTATTTTACAGAGTTGTTGTGAATTGCAGTTAGAACCTCCACAAGGAGGCGGATATGTGCCGGGTACATGATGTTCTTTTGCTGCATTTGCCATTTTTTCCAGACAACTACCGCGCTTTGAACACCAATTCCAGAATCCCTTTGCACCACTCTTTGTTGTCGTGTCCCATCCTCTAGACCAAGCGGCGCGACAGTCTGGATCGTCGCCACATATCTCGCTTTCATCAGCTGCATTATATAGTGGTTCTAAATATTGACTCAAACACGTTGTCGTGTATGATGTACTACAACCCGGTGGTCGAAGTGTTCCAGAAGGCGGGGGTAACGTGTGGATTTTTTGGGCAGCAGCGGCAGCGGCAGCCTCGTCGTCATGTGTGATTTGTTCTTGATGCTCTGCTTCTTTATCTCTATCTTGCTGTGCCATATAACCCATCTTCCTTTGAAGCTCTCCTACCGCCCGATTCTGTTGTAATGTACCTGACGATATATTACTGGATAAATTCGGTTGAATAAAATTAAAGTCGGCAGGATCCTGTAGTCCAAGCCAACTCATCATATTATTATTCTCTAGAGGTAATCCGACAAGATCAAAATATGATGGCATTTGTAGCAACAAGTCATTGTTTATACCATGAACGGTTCTTATTTGTTTATCATTATCAAGGTCTTTCCACTCTTGGCGCAAGTTCATAGGCTCTCTTCGTATTGAAAGAACGTATAGCGCGGCAAACAAAATTATAACTACACATATAATACATAATATCTGAATGAATCCCATTTGATATGATATATATATAGCAAATAAGATAATATAATTAGCCCCTAAATCCATTAACTAGTGATGAATTCTGATAGGTTTCAAAGGACTCAGTTGTAAGCGCCATGAATGATAATATAACTACATTTATGAGTATCATTATTAAATATAAAAGGGTAATACCATCTACATCTAATTGTGAATTTGTAAAGCAGGACATATATATATAGCATATAATTTAGTTATAATCAGCTGCTTCAAGGTTGCCGCTTGCATATTGATCTTGCCAGTAATTCTTCCATTTTTCGGAATCAGTTTTCACTTTAGATGTTTTAATTTCCGGTTCCTCAAGTTTAACATTTTCATTATCATTTGACGGCTCTTTAACAGTCGCCTTTTTATCAGCTTCCTTTTTATCAGCCAGCTCTTTGATAGCTAATTCAACATTAGCTTTTATGGTATCTTCCTGCTTATTCTTTGCTGCCTCTGCATTTTTACGTTCTTCCGCAAGTTTCCTTAACTCTGTTGTTGTAGCAACCGCCGAATCTTTTGTAGGAGAATTATCCTCCGAATCGTCATTATTATCCTCATTCATATGATTATATCCATAATACGCCAGAACCACTCCGGCGACGCCTAAAATAGCAGTACCCGTAACGACAGCTCCCTTATTATCCATATATTTTATACAAATATTTGTTTATAAAATATTTGAACCCATTAAATAAAATTGAATTAAATATACTTATAACCATCTGAATTTATAGATGATCGCAATACAAGAATTACTAATGAACCGACCAAAAGAAAGTGCCCTCGCGTATCGCACCTGTTTCAGTAGCCGTAGTTACTATGGGTATAAACTAGATATATTGAAGAGTGGGCTGCAAAAATATCTGCGACGGAGAGAAGAGGCGAAAATGTTGTGGTGTTTGGGAGAAATATATTTATTTAAAGTATTTGCTAAGACGCCGCAAGAGTTGCGCGCGACCAAGGGTATAATTACAAATCTCATAAATAGGCTTGTAATAATGCTAGATGAAGAACTGTTATTTGCTGAATGGGATAAATATCTTATAATCCGAGATTTGATGAAAAATTTTGAAGCAAGTGATCGGAATGATATTTTGAGTTTAATTAAAATATGTAAGATTTTATGTAAGGCTAAATTGTTGCGGAGAAATAGTGATATTAGGGCGTATTATTGCTTTGCGATGAAGAAAAAGGTAAAAAGACCGGAAGTATTGGAAGAAAGGAAAGAAGGCGAGGATATAGATATGTGGTATTTTCGGAATTTCCGAACTTATTTCGATAAAAACGATAGAAATTGCTTTTATTGGTTGTTTAAAATTTATGATGGAAAGCGACAAGGTGAGGTCAAAAGATTTAAAAGGAAAGAAAATATTTATATGATTTGGGAGTTCTTATATAGTAGGGTATTCGGTAATGTGTATTTAAAGAAATGTGTAGATTATAGACTGCAAGAATTTAATAATAAGAATAGAAAAGAAAGATGTATTTTCTTGACTGCCGCGGTAGATTTGTGTTTAGAGCGTAATAATATAGTATGGGATCCGAATTTATTGAAAGAAGTGCCTGTTGCAGATGAAACCGACATTGAAAGTATTTATAGAAATAGGAAAAAGTTAGTAATGGATGATTATGTTATTGATATGCACACCAGTTTGGGTAGGAAATTAGGAAAAAATGCAATAAATTTTATGGCAGAAGGGGCTGTTGTTCTGAATGAAGATAAAGAATATTTAATTGACGAGTGGCGAGAAAGCTATAATGAGGGAAAGTTGGAATGTTATGCAGCTAAGATGGCGGCAAAAAAGAAGCTTGCGATGAAAAAAGCGGGGAAAGAGGAAAGTAAAGCTGAAGCGGAGGAGAAAAAGCAAGAGAGTAAGGTGGAAGAAACGAAGAAGAAAACTCCCGTGAAAAAAGAGAAGACAGAACGGGAAAAAATAAGAGCGGCAAAATATAAAATGATAAAGAAAATGAGAGGAAAGCCTGATTTTAATGATTTGGAAAAAGATTTGGAATTTGTAGATGGGTTAAATATTCAAAAGGACAAAATTACATTATGCGGTGAGCAAACTTGTGGAAATAAAGTGATGTGTTTTGAATATGAAGGCAAGATTTGGAAAGAAAGTAGAAAAAGTATGTTTTATAATAGAGATTATTGTGTGTTAGATGCGTGTAAAGAACATTTTGGATTAAGAAAAATAGGAATGGAGAGGATTTTGAGTAATTTTAGAATTGAAAAAATAGATAAAAGTAAAAAGAGTTGGGTGGATAATTGGCAAAAAGTGTTAATTAATAAAAATGACGAACCCGTTGTTTATTGTGTGATGAATAAAATTACGCATTGTAATTGGAAAGTTCCGATGGAAATAAGTGTTATAAAACATTCATTTCAAAATGGAGAATGTAGAAGACATTTGAAGGAATTTGCTAAGATTGGGGTATTTCGGGGAATTTTCAGGTGTAGTGATTTTAATTGTAGAAATGTATTAGTTGGATTGGAAGATCAGTTTTCGTCTCAGTATTTGGTAAGTATAGATGAGGGAGATATTGGTAAAAGATTGGATATAATTGGAAAAAGAGAAAGATGGTTGGTTAAAGCGTTGAATAAAGATAAGACGATTATAAACGAAATTCTTACCGAACTGACATATGACCACACAAAAATAATCATGAGTTTGGAAGAAATGGAACGGTATAAGTTTGGGGTTGAATTGATAAATGAAGTAGAAAATAATTGGAAAAATTTAAAGGTTGATTTGGAGAGTGAGGGAATTGAGTTTGAATAAAATTGAAGTTAATATATTATTACATTGAATAAGTATTTCACATGAACAAATGAATTCAATAATTTCAAGATTACGTCAAGCATTTACAACAGCGGAGCATCCGACCTGTTGTATTTGCTACCAAGAAATAAAACCAGGAATAAAATGTAAATTTTGCGTTGAAGGAAATATTTGTGTTAAGTGCGTGCCTTCTCTCTGCGAAAATGGATTAACGGATTCGTGTCCAGTCTGTCGCCAGGAAGATTGGATTGATGGCGTGATATCCTCAAATTCTATCGTACCTATTACAAAATCTAAATCTCCCGCTGAACGTCAGCCAGAGGAAGTAGAAGTAGTATATAATTGGACACCACGTATGGTGGACTACTGTATTCCCTTGAAAAACATGATTGATGTCATCTCACTATGTGTTAGTGGATTGGTTGTGGCTTATGCAGTAGGCGTATTGACATTATTAATGGTTAATGCTACTTCACCGATTAGTGATTCAAGATGGTTCTGGGTACCATTATTGCTCGGAATATTTGAATTGAGATTAATGAGCTGCTGCTGTTGGAGATGTATAATTAATAACGATCAATAATGAATAAAAATTTTTATAACCGATTTAAATATATCTAATGCTATGTCTATATAAATGGAAAATATAAACATATCTTCTTTTGAGCCACTTATAAGACCTGACGTATTAAATAAGCAATTACCTGCCGGTGCAGCAATCCATGAATTGGTTACTCAAACGCGAGATGAAATTTCTGATATAATTAATGGAAAATCAAATAAAAAGTTATTTATTGTTGGTCCATGTTCTATACACAATATAGAACAAGCATACGAATATGGATTAAAATTAAAATCACTAGCAGATGCAGTAAAAGATACTATCTTAGTTGTGATGCGCGTTTATTTCGAAAAACCAAGAACGACCATTGGTTGGAAGGGGTTGATCAATGATCCATATCTAGATGGGACCTGTAGTGTGAATGAAGGATTGAAAAGGGCGAGAAAATTACTGTTACAACTTAACTCCATTGGTTTACCATGTGCTTATGAGGTATTGGATACTATCACACCTCAGTATATTTCTGATTTAATTTCCTGGGCTGCCGTTGGTGCTCGGACGACAGAAAGTCAAGTTCATAGACAGATGGTTTCGGGTTTATCCATGCCAGTTGGTTTTAAAAATGGCACAGATGGAAATAAAAAGATAGCACGGGATGCGGTATTATCGGCAAAATATGAACATTGTTTCATGGGCATTACAGATACAGGAGAGCCTGCAATTTGTAAAACCAAAGGAAACGCTTCATGTCATACTATATTGCGCGGAGGGAGCACGGGTCCAAATTATTCATTAAATGATGTTACTAATATGCTTAATTTGTTGAATGAAAAAGAATTACCAGGGGTTATGATGATAGATTGTTCTCATGGAAACTCAAAGAAGGATTACAGAAATCAAGCGGGAGTATTGCGAAATGTGCTGGATAAAATGGCGACGGGAGCACCTATTATGGGAGTAATGATAGAATCAAATATACATGAAGGTAATCAGAAATTGATAGATCCTAAAAATCTGAAGTACGGAGTTAGTATAACAGATTCTTGTATAGGGTTGCCAGAAACAACAGAATTACTGCATTTTGCCGCTTCGCGTCTAAAAAAGACATATGCAGAGAAAGAAGGCTAGTTGTTACGCCGTGTTTTATTTTTCCGCGCTGTTTTAATAACGCGCTTTGTTATTGCACGTGTAGCTTTTTTAACAGGTTTATCTGTTGAAACCCATTTTTTATTTTTTTGAACATAACCATATGGTGCATATTTAACTGAAAAATTATTAAGACAATAGGCGACGGTGTATTCCGTAACTTCAGGAGCGCCGGTTTTCTTATCTTCAACCGATCCTAATGGTATATCAAAATTATGAAGAACCCTTAACACAGAAGTGATTCCTGTCTTACAGTTTGAAGGATGAGGGTGATTTTTTCTGTAGAAGGCACTTCTAATAAAGCGACTCTGACTGGAAGAATCACCGGGAATGCCCATGGCGCCGGTACCTTGTGACAGGCTATGTGGTTTTGTATAAGGCGACAAATAGCTATATTTTTTAACTTGTTTTACGTGTTCTGGAAATTCGGGGCTATTGGTTAAAACCCCATATTTATTTTTGTACACCATTAATTTTTTATTTTTAACCTCTAAAATAATACAGTTACCACGTTTGTCGCAAACAAACCAATGTGTACTAAAATTTTGTTTTCCCAGTACTGACATACGTATATTCATACGATTTGCAATATTTTTAACTTCACTAACATTTTTATAATTTTTTAATAGATACTGATTAAGATTGAGGGTTTCAAGATTTATCATATTAGGTTCATTTTTAGTATTATATTCGGATACATTATGCGGAAAAAAGAAGGTAGCGACAAATAGTCCGTGTTTATTTAATCCATCGGATATATACCAACCTGCTTTACCGAAATTGCCAATCGTAGCTTTTAAATGCCGCGTTCGAATTGATTTCCATACTATATTTAATCCAAATTCAAGCGTTCTTCCAAAAATAAATTTACCGTTTTTTGTTTTAATAAGTATACCAGTACACATATATAATATATTCATATTATATATGATGAAATCTGCATCTGGACCCAGGTTTTCTATTTCTATTAGAAGATTCCAAGAATTGGAGAAGGAAAATGCACGACTTAGCGAGGAGTTGGAGACGTGTCGTAAGGAGTTAGAGATGTCTCGTAAGTGGAACGTACCTGTTCCGCACGGCGGGAGAAAGAAAACGCGGCGGAAAAGAAATAGAAGGAAGCGGAAAAGGGGGAGAAAGAGTTTACGCCGGCGAAAAAGACGGACGAGAAGAATGCGTTAAGATAAATTAACAGGATGCGAAGGGGCGAAATAATAGTAATACGGCGAATCCGCCGGCAACTCCTTGGTAGAAAATATTCCTCCTCACGTCAGCCGAGGCGGCTTTAATTTTTAATTGTTTAGCTGTCAAGGAATCTCTAAAGGGGGTCCCAATGCTTCTGGTTCTAATCAAATAGTATGCAGAGGCTATACAATATAATGCCATACCATAGGCTAAATAAGGTGAAATTAGACAAACATCGATCATTATATTATCTATATATAATATAAATGTCCAAAAAAGAAGAGGAGGATATTGATGCAATTATGGCACAATTCGGACTTGAAGACAATGAAGGAATATCCAGTGGGAAATCCAAGACCGTAAAGAAGAAAAAGAAGAATAAAAAGAAGAAGGCGAAGGCGAAAACAAAGAAGATGTCGCCCCTGGCAAAGAAAGTGTCTGAAAAGAGCTTATCGCCAAAACTCAAAATATCACCATCTGTTGCGATGGCGGATGCGATAGCGGATGCGATAGCGGATGATGCTTCTCTGGGCGTGGTGACGGCGGATGCGGCAGTGGAACCACTACATAAAGAGTCAGAAAGGATGGTGAAAGAAGCATTGGCTACGGTAGGAAATCCCGCAACTATAACAAAAGATGATTATGAAAAATTGTTAGAAGAATTAGAATTAGCGGATCAACAATATAAAAAAGAGCAGGAAAATGCGTGGCATGTAGCGGGAAAAGAGTATCCTCCAATGAAAGATTTTAGAAAAATCCAGACGACAATAAATGACATTCATCGGAAAAATCGTTTGCCACGAATAGCGGAGATATATAAACAAAGAGTGGCTGCGCATATGCCAGCGAACCGCGCAGATCTGCGCGCGGCGGTTATGAATTCACCTCATGTTGTAAATCCAAGGGCAAGGTTGGCAGATGATAGGGAGGGATTATTAATTGATATACCCAGAAAGGATGCGGGCGCGCCATTAAAAGAATTATTAGCTGCCATAGATAAGTTTGAAACAGAAGAAGGGGTTACTATCAAAGGTCCAAGCCGGTGGGGGGATGTTTCAGGTTTACATATCCATGCTGTTCCAATATCTAAGAGAAAGGGACACAGAGCGAAGGATTTTGAGATAACAATGCGTTTTAACGATAATGACGATGGGGAAGAAATCGGAACGGTTAGAATTAGGGGTCCCCATAGCATGTTTAAAGCGCGCGAGTGGTCGGTACCCGTGGGACGGCGTGGGCATCCCAAAAATAAAACAATAAGGGAAAAACACGACATTAAATATGGTAAAATACCCGAAGCGGAAGATGGCACGTCGCTACAAAAAGTAGCTTCCCTGGGCGGACAACTTCGTCAATCATTATTATTAGCAGTGGAAAATCCTGAATTCTGGGGCGGCGCGGGCGGCAGAAGAAGAACACGTAAACGTCGGCGAAGAAAAAAAACGCGTAAACGTAGGAAAATTCGGAGAAAAGGAAGACGAACAAAAAGACATCGTTAAATATTATTTAAACAAAAAATACTATTTAATAGTAAATGTCGGAAGCTACAAGGGAGACGGATGCCGAGGCACAAAAACTAAAAGAAGAGGCAGCTTTAAAGCGGATGAAAGAACAGTGGACAATCATGGCTAGAAAAGCTTTTTTTGATCTTCTTAAACAACGAGTAGAGAGCGATCCGCCCGATTATGAATGGTTAGTTCGTTTATACACGGAAGTTCGGGACAAACTTACAAAAATTCTAAAAACTGGATCGGCTTTAAGAGTGGAGATTGAAGAATCTATGGATATAGAGTTATTTGATCAAATGATAAGAAACAAGGCTTTCAACCCTACCGATTTCTATAATCTTATAAAATATACTTTTGAAAAATGCAAACAGTTGGGTGCAGCAGGAAGGGATAAAGAAACGGATGAAAAGCTGAAGGAAATACTGGATCATATGCAGTCAGGTGATGCTACATTTGCAACAATCGTGCCATTATATATTAAAAATATCAACTTTTGCGTTGACAGAATGTATGAAGATCTGGAAAATGTCAGTAAAATATTGAACGGTGCGAAAAAATAATACGTTATATGATTGCATTTAATAAATATTGATTTATTAAATGGATAGGTTCGATATCGTCATAGCAGTTGGTCCGCGCGATAAAGATATTTTAGAGAAGCAATTATCATATACAAGAAAAAACATTATCGGATATAGAAAGATATTTTTAGTATGTGCCGATCCCAATATACGAATGGAAGGATGCACGACCATTGACGAGAAGAGTTACCCTTTCACCATTGATACTGTAGATAAGTTACATGGTAAAACGGATTCCAACGGATGGTATTTACAACAATTATTAAAATTATATGCGGGTACGGTTATATCGGGTATTTTGAACAGATATCTGGTCATAGATTGTGATACATTTTTTTTAAGACCAGTGAGATTTATAGAAGATGGTAAATGTTTATATATGCATGGTTCCGAGTATCATAAACCTTATTTTGATCATATGAGAAGATTAAATCCAAATTTAACAAAAATAGTAAGGCAATCCGGCATCTGCCATCACATGATGTTTGAGACTAACTATGTGACGGAACTAATAAAACGGGTTGAAGAGGAGTTAAAGGATACATTTTATAATAGTTTTTTAAAGTTGGTATCGGATGAATGGAAGGGTAAACCAGGAGGTGCATCGGAATATGAGTTATATTTCAATTATATGTTAAAATTTCATACGGACAAAATAAAGTATAGAGAATTAAAGTGGTGTAATTGGGAAAAAGATAAAGGGAACGGTCCTCCGTATGACTTTATATCGTACCATTGGTATACTAGAGAAAAAATTGAAGAATCTATTGAGAATACAAGGTAATTTACCTATCAAAACAGACGATGATTCCGCGATTAACGTGGAGAGTGAATACGTTGTATAATAGTGCTTTGCGCAGACTACCAACACTAGTGGATGGAAAAATTAATCAACTTTACAATTCCAAGAGATACAGAATTCATGGAGAGAAAAGTCCCAAAACATATGAGGGATATCTACTTTGCGGCGCCATGTCGCATTTAGTTTATGATTCATTGAGCATTCCAATTACTAAATACGTCCATGGTAAGGGGCGAGGTAAATACTTTGAAGATCACATGTTCTTAAAGCATAAGGAAATTATTATTGATCCAACATATAGACAGATGTTCCGTACGATGTACGGCGAAGGAGATGAACCATATTTCAAACTTTTATATGAGGAGAATCCGCCGTTCTTTGTTGGAGATTTGGATGCTTTATATAAATTATATACAACACTGAATGATCAACACCAAGTAGATTTTGGTGTTGATTTGGAATCAAAAATGGAATTTTACGAGGAGGCAGAACCATATAAAAATCGCTCTGTTAGTTCTGGAGAAGCGGCGGATAGATATATTCTAGGGTAAACAAAGGTGCTTGAAATACTGATTGGTGAAGCGATGTTAACAATGCTGGGCGGTTTCCTTCAATAGCGTGTCCTATAAACTGGAATATCCATGCGGCAAGAAAAACGATAGTATTATGAAATAGCCATTTTTTATCCTTTTCTCTCCAACGCTTCCCAATATCCTCCAAAATATAAATATAAAAATGCATAAGAGTTCCTATCCCCCATCCCCATGTTATAAAATAGTAGCTGAGGTATAGATTGTGTAGTAAATTACCTCTTATGCAAAATGTTGTCCTATAAATGTGACGGTCCTTATATCTAATATCGATATAAGGAATTACAGTATGAATTGTAAAAAAACTGAGAAAATTAATGGTAGTTAGAACGATTAAAGGAATACAAAAAAGATGAATCATTTTGTTAACTGGGTCAGTGTGGTAACTTCTATAAAAATCTACGTCTTCCATTACCATAAATAACTTAATCGCCTTTAATAGGTTTTTATTTATTATCAGAGCATCATCTAATGCTATTTCATCCCAATCTTATCGAAATATCTATTACAACGTTGTTGAATTTTTTGAACACACATATTTGCGCCTACCAAAATCATAGTAACTGTTCCGATGTAAATCAAGGCAGAGTTGAACGCGTAAAACGAATATTCATAAGTCATGTTTGTAATTAATTATTCAATTAATAATTTCCGCTTTCAATTTTAAGATCCTATCATGCACTCATGAGGTGGTGGCGGAGGTATACTTTTAATTCTTTCGCAGAAATCCATTTCGTCTCCAAAATGTCCATAATAACACAACGCAGCTGCACTGTAACTATAATTTTTCATATTCCACCAATCTAATACCAGTGGACAAATAAGATGAAATTTTTCTGGATACTCCTGTCCCGTTCTTTTCAAAAGTTCTTCTCCATCTTTCGCGGAAATATAAAATTCCATCTCATGCTCTTTGTAGTTTTGTTGAATTTTAGTTATTAAATCTTTACATATGACAAATCTATATAATCTACCTTGTGTGCCATCATATGCTCGTCTTATAATTTGTTTCAATGCTCGCAAACCACCAGCCACATTTGAAATCGTAATCTTTTCCGCTGCCCATTCATTTACACGATTACGAAACTCCTCATCTCTCCAAGGATATAAATGCATGTTAACTCCGCCATAGCAAGCCGAGCATTTATATTTGTATTTTTTATTACCATAGAATTCGTTGCATACATAGCACTTGGCTATCAGTTCCTTAAATTTACCACTACGAAGAAGCATTGTATTAAAATTAGAATAATAATAGTGATAATTATTCAATTTTATTAAGTGAAATTATAACGCATGACCAATTAACACTGTACATAATGATTTTAAACCCATAATGATATGGTATAGTATGCATCAAATTCTGGATTATGAAGTTACTAGAAATATAATAATAGGAATACTGTTATGCATATGCGTATCAAGTTGTTGCTTCTGTCTTTGTAAGGTGAGACGGAGAGAATTAAAGAAAAAGGTGCGGATTTCGCCGCGTGAAACGGTATGTGTTAACCCATTGCGAATTAAGGATGAAAAGATTTTAAGGATTCTTTGAAAAATTGAAGTGAGAATCCAGTACCAATATAGCCTTATTTTTTTCAAAGACTAGAATGACACGAATGGGGCGCTCGCAAGATGGACCAGGCTGCTTACTTATCGTTGGATTGCCCTTTATTCTGATCTTCGCAATAGTAGAAACGATCAGAGACAAGTGCGATGATCGAAAGACAAGGCAGGCGAAGAGGAGAAAAAGACGGCGTGAGCTAAGAGAAGAGCAGAAAAAAACAGCAGTTAGTTAAGAATGTAATACACGCAAAGAAAGTATTAATATAAGAATAATATTTTTAATTATATTAATGCCGAAAAGATACCATTGTGAATTTAAAGGATGTAAATGTTATAAATTCAAAAAACACTGTAACAATTTATGTTTACATTGTAACCATGCCAATATATGGCATTCGTTGAAGAAAAATGAAATGACGGCGCCTGCGCAATCGCATTCGGGACAGTTAGCTTTTGTGTCATCTAGAGCGATGGCAAATGCTCCACGATATGAAAGAATTAATGTAGCAGTAGAGATATTTGAACCAATAGCAGATGATATTCCTGTAGCCCAAGAAGTAGTATATTGTACGGATATAGATATTTTACCGGTTTAATGATGCTTGTGTGTCCCCCGTCGTTTCTTATGCTTTTTTCTACGAGTCCTTTTCCTTTTCCCTCCACTCGTGGATGTTTCCTGTGGCGTGGGGGACGGAATCCTTTGTAAACCTTCGCGTTCCTCTGTTTGATATTCTCTAGGTAACCAGGGTACATACTCTTTGTTTCGGAGCATTCTTCTTCTTTCTATACTTATAGCAGCTTGTCTCTGTACGGGCGTCAAATGACGATCTGTTAGGTGGCGGGATATTCTAGAACGCGGGAGTGCATCTACGACCGAATGCCAGGCATGCGCCAATACTTTATGAGGGAGAGTTCTCTTATTACGCGCGCGTTCCCGGGCATCGCGGCGCCTTACATATTCTTTCTTGTCAAAGAGTTGCATAGCTTTCTCCCTGTTTCTTTCTTGCTCATGTTTGGGATCTTCCTGTGGAAGACGAAATGGTGGCGTGTCGTATTTAACCTTCCAATTAGGAGTGCGTCCACCACGCTGCTTACGAGTCATTTTTCCAAATGTTGATGCATTACATAATGCAGCATAACGAATTTTCCGCTTATTATATTTGCATGTTTTCTTGCGGCTATCAAAAAAGACATTATTGAAGATTACGTAATTTAGTGCGGTATTTTGTTTAAGAACACGTCGTTTTATTTTTTGCAGTTCTTTATTATCATAACCACCTCTGTACCCGCGTCCACCATGAATGCGTAAATAAGTACAATTTGTCGTTTTGGTTGGTAGATGTAATCCAGCGGGCATCGTGCCCATCCAATAAGTGCCTAATTTTTTATTAATTAACGTTCCGCCGATGACCCATTTATTTTTTTTAAAGAGGGAGACAATATCATTACGAAACCATGACTGGTCGCGAAATTCAAAGACTATATTAATAGATTTACCTAAATTATTAGTTGAAGGAAGATATGTGATATTTTTCAATCTCTCCAAATTAACTTCATTATACTTAAAAGATGGCGGCATTTGAAAGAGGAGTACTGTAAGATTGTTTAATAATTTTACGGAGTTCCAAAATTTGTTGAACGCAGCTTTACAATTGTTGAGTCTTTTCATATGAGTTATAAATTTGGATACTTTAACAGAGTAAATGAGCCCCTTATGTTCTGAAGAAAGGGACAATTCATTATAAGTTTTAATGGATTTTGCATTGGGAAGTCTATAAAAGGTGGAATTTATTTCAAGGCAATTGATGAAAGGCATGGTCAACCAATCTTTTTTAGAGCCAATATACCCAGATGTGCCTATTTCAAAACGAGTCATTGTTATAATTATCAGATAATAAAAAATTGAAATAAATTGATAACTTTTTATAATAGTAAAAACACACAACTATGGAGCAATCCGCAATGAAAGAATACATAACCAATGCTATGATCAGCCTAAGAGATAAAGGCTACATGACACTGGACCTAATAAAACTGGGAATTTATACTGCCGAGGAAATTCAAGAAATGCAAGAAATTTGCATGAGCGAATACTACAAATACTTTACCGACCGCGGGTTAAAATTAGCAGATATCAAAATTGACCTAACTAAAAAACTAGAGAAAAACCCCTATTTTCGCCAAGGTAAGGACTCACCAATGTTCAAAGCAATGTACGGGCATAAAAGCAAAGATGGTAGGGAATATATTAATACAAGAGTACCGGCGAACGCTACTAACTGCGGCATGGGTCAAGCTACAAGTCAAAAAAGCACATATTATCATGAGCGACTAAATGAACTGAGGGAAAAACTGCGACCCTTAATGAAATCGCTATACGGCGAACCGGTTAAACGCCATTTAACCCGTTTTGGTTTAAAATTGCCGCCTAGCAAAGACATGCAACTGCATACAGACATGAGCTATATCGAAGCCAATAAAAATAATCCACCAAAAATGCGAGATGCTGACGATCCGGTCGCATACCACCCATTTGCCAAAAATGGTAGATTTCAAAGACTACAAATGACAATAGGACTAAATAATAGCGAAGCAGGTTGGTACGGCTACGAAGGAGCGCATCTCCAATACGATAATATTGGAGATAAGCTAGGCTGGCCAGGCAAAACGCGCACAATTCAAAAAATTTCACCGAAAATTATGAAAGAGCTCGGACTAAAACGAGTAAATATCCCCTCAAAATTTGGACAGGCTATAATCTGGAACTGCGGGCTACCGCACGGTAATACGCCCTGCAAAGAAATCCCCCGACTAACACTTTATGTAAATTATCAACCAGATACCACGGATACGGTCGCGGATCGTATAATAGGACTTGGAAATCAACCAAATGAAAAAAAATCAACCAAGAATATTAACACCAATAATAACAAGAACTAACCCAACTACCTGTTTCACAGTTAAATGTTGTCCAAAGAATGCAAAACCAACTAAAGCGACAGTGATCTCTGTGCCCGCATTCCAAAAAGAATTAGCAACTGCTAATTTATCGCCCTGATTTAAAATAGCATAATAAATTGCTCCCACGGCTGCATACATAAGGACGCCAATCATTAAAAAAATTTTTTTGTTTGTCTTTGTTGTTTTTTGTAAAAAATATTGTGCGCCAGTTTCCATTCCAATAATTGCCAATAAAAGTATAATAAGTTTTAAATTCATCGTATAATATTATGAGATTATATTTGAAGTAGTGATATAAAATGA